ATGAAGATATCTCTGGTCGTTCCTGTCTTCAATGAAGAAGACGCGATTCCAATTTTCTATAAAACAGTGCGCGAGTTTGAAGATCTTCAGCAATATGAGGTTGAAATAGTCTTCATCAACGACGGCAGCAAGGATGCTACAGAGTCAATAATCAGATCTCTGGCAATTGCAGACCCTCTAGTTGTTGCGTTGTCATTCACCCGCAACTTCGGCAAGGAGCCTGCTTTATTTGCAGGGCTAGACCATGCGACAGGCGAAGCCGTAATCCCTATCGATGTAGACCTGCAGGATCCTATTAACGTCATTCCTCATCTGATCGATAAGTGGCAGGCTGGCGCTGAAATGGTACTGGCGAAACGAACAGACAGATCAACTGATGGAAGACTTAAGCGGAAGACCGCTGAGTGGTTCTACAAGCTGCACAACAAAATCAGCAACCCTAAAATTGAGGAGAATGTAGGTGATTTCCGCCTGATGTCCCGAGCGGTGGTGGAAAACATCAAGCTTCTTCCTGAGCGCAACCTCTTTATGAAAGGCATTCTTAGCTGGGTTGGCGGGAACACTGATATCGTTGAATACACCAGGGCTGAAAGGATTGCCGGTGATTCAAAATTCAATGGCTGGAAGTTATGGAACCTTGCCCTTGAGGGGATAACCAGTTTCTCTACCTTCCCTCTGCGCATGTGGACTTATATTGGATTGTTGGTAGCAGGCCTGTCGTTCATTTATGGTGCATGGATGATTATAGACACTATCGCCTTTGGCAATCCGGTGCGAGGCTACCCCTCATTGCTGGTTTCTATTCTGTTTCTTGGTGGCGTACAACTTATTGGCATTGGGGTGCTTGGTGAGTACATCGGGAGGATTTACACCGAATCCAAGAACAGGCCTAGATATATTTTAAGTAACAAGGATAAAAAATGAAACACCTAATAAATAAAAAATCAATAGAGATTGTAATATTGCTCTTATGCGCAATATCTATCTCTTATCTTTCTTATATATACTTCAGAATAGATGCTGATGGAGTAAATGGTCCTGTTGTATGGCTTGAGTTTAAGGAACACGGTTTCAAGTCTCTTACTGATTGGAACCCGACACCGGATAACTGGTACTTTACATTGTACCCTGTATACTTTCTGTTTTATTTGATATTAGGAAGTTATGGCGCTCCAATGCTGATATTTGGATCTGCTTTTTTTGCATTCAGCGTCATAATTATCGCATCTACAATATCAAAGAAATTAAACAAGCGAAGTTCATTACTAGTTTGCGCAGTGCCTCTTGCTGCTTTGCCGCACATATATTGGACAGATGGATTTGTTCAGCATCCATTTGCTCACTACTCTACTGTTGCTTTTGGAATGCTAACATGCCTTATGGCAATGAAAGCACATAGAGATCAAGGGCTTTTATCATATGCCATAGTTGGCATTTTTGGGTTATTAGTTTGTTCCTCAGATATGTGGGCTGCGCCTACTTATCTCCTTCCAATTCTGATTACTGAACTCATTTTTGTCATCAGAAAAGAAACAAAATTAGTAAATTTCATTCTCCTTGCTATTTTTTATGGTATTGCTCTGAATCATACAATACCAAAATTAATGGGAATCGACTCTCAACCTTTTAATATTGTTGATTTTGTTACAATGCAGGGGAACGCACATCAACTGATTCTCACGGTTGGTGAAATGTTTAACATTTTCTTCCTCAGGCAGCACTCCCTATATATAGCCTCATTTATTCTTGTGGGGGGGTTATTTTGTTATGTATGCATAACAGGGATTCTGAGGAAAGATAGTTCTAGTTATTTTTTTATGCTATCCCTACTTTCCGCCGCTGGAATTATCTCAGCTTATACAGTAAGCAATCCAGACCCAAGCCAGCCTATACCTCGCTTTTTTGTGAATATTGCACCTTTTGTGTTCATAGTATATTCAGTTGCTCATAGCAGAATGACAAAATGGCTAGCATATGCCATTTGCATTTTATTTGTACTGTCGAGCGCTATAACCTTTAACTTTGGAAATAAAACTTACGAAGATTCTGAACGGGAGATAAAGGATTATTCTGCGTTTTTACTAGATAATAATTTGAGTTATGGTTATGGTGACTACTGGAATAAAAGCCTAACTACATTCTGGGCTTCCAATGGGGAGGTAGTTATCGCACCTGTAGATATTTCTGAAAATGGGTCTATTGATTTTAACTCACCTCGATATCAAACCATGAGAAGTTGGTACAGTAAAGAAGCAATGCCATCAAATGGAAAATACTTTATCGCTATTGATGGGCATGAAAAGTGCGGAGACATACAGTCGTGTATCAACGCCATTTCATCTAAAAATGGGAAGCCTGAAAAAGTTTTAAATAAGGGAGATATGACAATACTGGTATACAAAAAATAATGGTAAAGTAGCCCGCAGTAAGCGGGCTATTTCATTTATTCTATTGCGCTTTTTAATAAAACACGCTGGCTCCAGTTCCTGGCTGCGCCTGTATCATTATATCCTACCCCACCAAGCTGACCGTTATCTTTGACACCATATTCACCAGGAGTTACCAGCCCAGAAACTCCTGACTTTGACAATGCCGTTGCACTTCCACACCAGGCATAGTTAGTTGATGTGCTGTAGCAAAATACTGCTCCCGCGGTGTTGAAAGATGAGAAGGATATAGTTTCCGGGAACTCAAAGTAATTTGTTCCCCGGTTTTTGTTAGCCTCTGAGATGCTAACTGCAGTTACAGAAGATGGTATATTTTCTGGATCAACTTTGACTACTGTAAACGTTATATTGGCCGTATCTGGCGCGTAGAAAATACTAGCCATGCTAGTGTCCACATATGGCATAGATATTTCAAATTTACAGCGTAAAATATTGGCGACGTAAAACTCAAACATGTTCGCATTACCGCCACGTTGACCTATCCAAGTAGGCCCAATCTTATTGGATGCGTCCCAGATTATATCGCGTAGTTCTACAATACCAGTGCCGGCCCCATCCCCAGAAATTATACGACGGCAATCACACATGTTGTTGCTAAAGTAAAACCCACGGCTGCTTACTCTGTAAAAGAAAAATAAACTGTCTGGGGTAGTTGTTGGCGCTAAGAAGATATTCCCATCAACCAGTACGCGCGCAGTTTCATTATCCGGCGGGGCCTCTACAAACAAGTCAGATGATATAAAGCATCTAACCAATGGAGCAGAGTCTACAGGGTTCATAATGGTACAAATGTTATCGGATATAATTACATCAGAAACATGAGTATCAAAATCTATACTATCCGCACCTACAGTCACAAACTGACCATTAATGTACGCAGTGTTACCAGATACACGAATATTGTTCATGAATAGACCGCTGCCTGCCGTTTCACGTCCGTGCAAAACAACATAAACACCACGCATGAATCCATACATCTGGTTGTTCAGGCAAAAAGTGCCAGACTGGTGAAGTTCCACTGCTGCTGATATTTTTGCGGCCAACCCTGATTCAGAAGGTTTCATATAGCAGTTCTGTATACCAGAGAACTGACACCCCACATAGAAGAGGGACTGGTCAACGTTACGGGCAACCTCAGTCTTCTTAACCTCAGTAACAGTGACCCCATCTACAACAGTATTATTGCCATAACCATTCCATCCAAGTGTCACGGCCCAAGTCAGGTCCCCACCAGTAATGTGTATATCCCTTACGCTTACGTTGTATGATCTCCCAGTGCCTATCGCATATGCTAGCGAGCCTCCCACCGCCTGTATATTGTCCCCGCAGTGAATGGTTCCATTACCCGTAATCATTGCATCGCGCAAATCGCCAGACGTTGCGGGGTCATTACCGTCAAAACCACAGATAACGCAATAGCCGCGTTCATTGAAGTAGTTTGTCAGCTTTAGCGTAGAACCGGCTTCAAAGTGAATATTGACACGAGAGCGCCAGTGGATTACTCCACCATAGTTAGAAATTTTATCTGGAACACCATACGAGTTTAGATACCATGTTCCCGTTGGGATAATTAGTGTTCCACCGCCAGCTTCGTATATCGCGTCAATAGCCTTTTGAATGTACTGCCGACTATCCACAGTTGGCCCGGGCTGAATTACGTTACCTGATGAATCGCAGTGAAAATCCCAAAGGCTGACACGCTCATCCAGCACATCGCTTACCATTCTCATGGTCGCACCTGTATTCCTGCGATACTGATATCCTACGTGTCCAGCACCTTCTGGTGACTCTATAATTGCCCTGAACTGGTCAGGGTCATACTTAAGCACATTAGGAAAATAGAACTGTTGAGCACCATATGCATCATAAACAGCCATAGAATGGCCTTGCACGGTAACGAATTTGGCAATCTGTCCGTTATATACCGGATAACCAGCGGCGTTAATGATGATTGGCTGGGATACAGGAACGTGAGAGCCGTCTTCGTTCTCCACATAAACCTGAATCTGGTTTTCAGGATTTACAGGGTCAGTGTCAATTTTACCGATATAAATTTTGCCATTGGCATTTGCTTTAAACGAGCGAGCTAAAGTAAATAACTGACTTGGTTGTGAAACAACAACGTTGTATAATTGTTCTGGCATAATAAACATTCCGGAGAAAATAATGAGTAAGAGACGTCACGAGGTAGTAACTCGGGAGCGCCTTATGGAGGTTCTCGATTACAATAAAGAAACAGGAATTTTCACTTGGAAAAAGAAATTAAGCGCCAGAGGTGCTGTTGGGAAAGTTGCTGGCACAATTTCTTATGGATATAACGCAATTAATATTGATGGCGTAAGATATTTTGCACATAGACTTGCCTGGCTGTATGTATATGGCGAATGGCCAAAACAAGAGATTGACCACATTGATAGAAACAGAAGAAATAACGCAATCTCAAACCTTAGGGATGTCAGCAGAGTCGTAAATGCATTAAATGTCGGACCTCGAAATAGCAATGCTGGAATCAAGGGGGTAACTTTCTGTCAAGCCAGAAATCAATGGCAAGCTCAGATAAATGTCTCAGGTAAAAACATAACCCTTGGGAGATTCAACACCATTGATGAAGCTGCTATAGCTTATAAGGCAGCAAACATGGTTGCTGACCATCTGTTGAGTAGGTGATATCTGACATTTCATTGCTCCAGACGAATGATATGATGCAATCATGATGTGATTGCATACCGAAATGGTACTATTGAGTATTTATCCAGTAGGTTACGATGCCATTCCACCCAACTGGTGAGGCATCAAGGATGTACAGCAAATACGACGAGGCGCAGTTTCACTTGAGACTTCCGCATGAACTCCACGCGAAAATTAAACAGCGCGCGAAGATGAATAACAGGTCGCTGAACTCAGAGATAATTGCAGCGATTGAAGAATCATTGGCTAAACAAAGCTCTGCACCAGTTTACATTGACGATGCAGAGCGTATGGCAGAACAACAATCTGATATGGTTAAGAAAATTGTCTTTGACACGCTAAAGGAGCTATATAAAAAAGACAGCAACTAACCATCCATTACGGAGGATTTATGCAAAGAGATATGATGAATATTGCGTTCTACATATTTGGTTTTTGCACGTTCCTGGTGTTTGCGAAGCTATTCTGACAACGCATCAGACTTGGCACCCTGAGTCAGGGCGTTAATGGCCTTTTGCGCCTGCTGCATGGCTTTCTCAAACGCTGTTGATCCGCGTGGTGTGTTTGCCATTCGGAGCATTGCATTTCTGAATGGCTCGCTCTCATAGGCGCGAGTAAGAAGTCCGTAGCTTACCGCTGCGCCAGTTGTCGCCGGGTTCATTGCCGTCCCATACCCGATAATGAACGGGATGGTTTGCTGCCCTGTTGGTGTTGTTACTGCCGCTTTTGCAGCCTGCTGCGTGGATTGCAGGTAGTTTTTCAATCCTTTCAGATAAGCGGCTTCCTGACCTTTAAATGTGATGCCAGTCTGGTTTTGCAGGATGTTAAGCTGCCGAAGGAACTGGTCAGGGGATCCGCCAGATTTCTCCATCGCCTTTCCAATGATGCCATTGCGCATTTGCGCCCTGCCAACACGACCAACTGAGTTATACAGCGTCTTAATTTCCGATTTGTTCTTGCTGAATAGCATGTTGTTGACAACTTCCGGCGTCAGGTCGCCTTTCATGAGAACATTCTTCAGCCTGGTATTCTTTAGTTTCGCCGCTTCGTCAGCGTATACGGCATTGGCCTGCTGATATTTACGGAGAGTATCGTTGCCAAGATTCTGACCAATGGCACCATTGATATCGTCTGTCATCGCCTTGTAAACGCGCTGAATGGCAGCATCGGAACGGTTTGGTAACACTGGTCGTTCACCCTTCACGTCCATTCTGAACTGGCTGCGCAGATCGCTTAATTGCTTCAAATCCAGATTTACCGGACCATCAGGACCAGCATTGCGAACAAGCTCATCACGATAGGACTGAAGTTTTGAAATAGTCTCGTTATCGGCGACCTTACCAAGCTTCTGCAGGTTAGATATTTCTGTATCAATCTGCTGAATTGCTCGCGCAGGCTGAATGTTTACTCCAGCCATAGCATTCTGAACCTGCTCCAGTCGATTACCGGCGGCACGACGAATTCCTGATGTTTTCGCTTTAAGGCTGTCAATAACAACCGCTGGATCATACTCACCGAATTTATCGGCAAATCTCTGCACCAACTGGCTTCTCGCTTCCTGTTGCGTTGCTCTCATTCCGCTTGTGCCAGCCAGAGGGATATTTTCTGCTGTAGTCTGCGCCATTTTTCCGACGCGGGAAGTGGGTTGTAACAGGTCTGTGGTGTGCAGAGGAACTCCTTCACGCTCTGCAAATCTGATAGCTTGCTGCGCTTCTGGCGCAATAGCACCGCGAACGCCACGATAAGCAGCACCTAAACCACGTCCAGCAGCGTTAATAGCGCCGCCTGCCAGAACGCCAACACCTAAATCGGTAGCGAGTGCTTCCGCATCATCTTTCATACTGTTTGCAGCAAGTGATCCAACTGCGTTTTCTGAGAGAAGTCGAGTTGCCCCCTGAGCAATTCGACCAGCAAGTGTTGGTGCCTGTGTTGCCGCTCTCTCAATGCCAGCAGGAGTGAGGTAAGGCAATGCCTCAGCAAATACCCTGCCCTCTGTAGTTTGTGGAGTCAGCGCGCCTTGCTGAAGGCCAAAGTCATGCTCTAATCCCTGCGTTGTTACTCGTGGCGCTGGTTGATATGTTCCATCGCCAATACCGAGTTTACCTCCGGCCCAAGCCGCCGCGCTTGTTACAGCATCGGCAACTGATGCAGGTATGTTTGCCACGTTCACGCCAGCCTGCACCAGTCCGCGACCAGTTTCTTTCACGGCTTCACCAAGATCAGACATAAATCCACTTTGCTGTGGTTGTTGCTGTGATACTGGTTGCTGTGTCTCCACTGGCTGCACAGATGGCAATGGATAGGCAGCATAGAAAGCTTGTTTGGCCTGCTCTGCATTTTCTCCGGCTTGCGGGGCCACGACTTCATTGAAGTATTGCTCCTGAGCCTGCGCTTTTTGTTCTGGTGCTAACGCCTGATACTGTGGAGAGGCGATAACATCTTTCCATGCTTTAGCCATTAATCACCCCATAGTGAAGAAAAGTTACTGCTGGCTGCTGGCTGTGATACCTGTGCAGGTTGAGATTGCTGCCGCTGAGATTTACCAACATTAACGTTATATTGTTGGTTGTAATTGTTGGTGTATTCCTGAATCTCACGAATCGACTGCTGCATAGCCTCCGGGCTTGAATAGTCAACCTGCGGCATCCCCTGAAAATACATCTTCGCTTCTGCAACGGTGTTAATACCACTGGCACCCATGTCCCTTGCTGCCGCCACGCCCTGATTCTGCATTCTTCCCTGAATACGTTGTGCTGAGTTATATAACTGGCGCTGCTCTTTTCCTGTTAATCGGCTGCGAACATCAGCACCAATTGCTGGATTACCTGCACCGCCTGTCATTCCTGTCATGAAATCGAGAGCAGAAGCGTCTGCATTTGCGATCGCGTCGATATCCTTCTTCATGGCATAGTTTTGTGCTGATGCAGACGATGTTGCAGGCGCTGCGATTGAACTGGCAGGAACGCGAACCATATTCCCCTCGTTGTCAATGCCTTCGTAGAACGCATTAGCCCCAGCGCCGTGAAGTTTCCCGCCTACCGTTACAGTTCTGCCATCTGATAACTGAACTGTACGCTCATCATTCCCAGCGGTTCCTCTTGTTGACGCTCGCTGCATTGCCAAATCCTGCCCGCGTCGCGCAGTAGAAGCAGATAAGTCCTGACCGCGCATCGTGATGTTCTGGCCTCGTGCTGTTAGCGCCTCGCCAGCCTGATTGCTGCGGATTGTCTCTGCAAGTTTTCCGCGATCAATCTCACGACCAGCCATCTTGTCCTGAACATTGAAGTAGTCAATCGGACCGAGAGCAGCCATCCCAAGGTGATCAACAAACTCACCAAATCCTGAAGGATTCTGCTGATACATCTGAGCAACGCTGTTAGGGTCAACACCGACGCGAGTCAGTTCCTTGGCGTTGTTTTGCAGCCATGATTGCATTGCTTCTGGAGACGATGACGCAAGGCGTGCGCCAGCCGCTAAGGTGCCGATAGAATTACGCTGATCTTCATCAATGAATCCCATGCCTTTACGAACGGATTCAATCTGTTCTGGATATTGAGTAGCCAACTGACGCAAAGCACTGCGATCACCAGACGCATAAGCATTAGCGTACGCCTGCTGAAATTCTTTCTGCCGCTGAGCCTGCTTTTCCTGCTGAAACACCCCCGCAATACCTGAAAGGCCTTGCAAAGCAGTCAGCCCAACATTGTTAGCGCCTGAACGCTCAATATCATTGTTCTGCCTGATAAGCTGAAGCGTATTGCCGATGTCATTTACGCTCGGAGCGTTTGAGTTGACGCCGCCGATACCAGCCAACAATCCGCCGTTTGTTCCTTGCCAAGTAGCCATGATTACCCCTTAAAACAACGAGCCAAGCAATCCGATACCAGCACCAATGCCAGCGCCCCAAGGCGTTGATGTTCCCAAAAGGCTGGCAAGACCTGCACCGGCAATCGCACCAGACGTGCCACCGCTAATTGCAGTCTGAAGACTTGATGGTTTATTGGCATTAGCAGCGGCAAGTGCTGCGCTTTGCTGTGCAATGCTGCTCATGTTGTTGGCGTATGTCTGCCCAGCGTTTGCCTGACCTTGCAGCGCACCAAGCCCAACGTTTGCCAGATTGTTGTAATTGCTCATCTGATTTGATAACCAAGACTGACCGAGTGTCGGCGCGATCGTAGCCAGTTGATTGCTTGTGGCTGTCGAACCAAGTCCACCCGTCGCCTCCGCAGCAGCAAGACTCTGGTAACGAGCCTGACCTGCAAGGTCTTTATACTGCTGAGAGTTGTAATACTGATTAAGTGCCTGCCCCTGACCTTCTAAACTGGAAAGGTTCTGAAGCTGGTTAACATACTGCTCCGCAAGCGGCGTGAACGGAGCAAGGTTTTTCATGATCGTCTGCCACTGCTGATTTTGCAGGTCTGCGGCATACTTCTGAGCTTCTGCTGCATACTTTGCGCTTTTATCAGAGCTGCCACCTTTCCCGCCTTTTTCAGGGCAATAAGGTTCCTCGCCGCGCAGTTTTCTGCCCAGCTTAAATGCATATAACATGGCTATCTCCCGTGATTCAGGAAGTCGATTAGTTCTTCGCGTGTGGCGCTGTAAAACGTCACGTCATCCACGCCTTTGAAGTATTTCTTGATGGTTCCTACACGCTTAAGGCCAATCATTGCGCAGTACATCTGCCCGTGGCGGAATTTGCGTGCAGCGAACGATGTGACGCACTGAACGGTGGTGTTAGTCAGAATGTATCGCCAGAAAGCCAGCCCGATTTCCTTGCTGAATCCGCGAATCTCTGGCAGGTACATGGCGTGGCAATCAAAGGTCAGCGGCTGAATCTCCTGATAGTAAACAATGCCGCCGAACTGCCCGTGCACGTTCACCTCGAAGTAACGGCATTCAGGCTTGTAGTCGTATCCATCACCGTTGTTGCTTCCGGCAATAATGTCAGGGTGATTTCCGACTGCTTCGATCAGGTCGATGTTTCGCGTTGGTTTGAATGTAATCATCAGTCAATCAGCCCATGTAATCTAAGTGCCGTTTCAAGCGCCAGAATACGCTGCCGCGCCTGCTGCAAACCTGTAGCGAGAGCTGCGACTTCGGATTGTGTGTACGTAGTGCCGACAGTGTATGACTGGTTAGCGTTGAATGAGCCAAGAAGTGGCGTACCTGTGGCTGCAGTCCATCCGGTATTTCTTGCTCCAACAACCTGAATTCCATCAACTGAATATGATGTTTTTACATCCAGCGGTGACGCAAGAGACTGCGATTCGGTTACAGTTTTCGATACGTAATCACTCTTAATGTCAGATACATCGCTTTCTACGCCATCCAGTCTTTGGTCAACAGTGACCAGATGCGCCTGAATATCGATAACCTCATCCAGCAAGTAATCAACATCGCTACGCAGTACGACTATCTTCCCTTCGGCAGTTGTTAACCTGACCTCAAGGAGATTTATCGCTTTTGTGTTTGCGGAGATTCTTGCATCGTGGTCAGCCAGTTCGACATCCTGTTCATCGTTTTTCACCTGAGCATCGTAAGCGCCCTGACCAGCCTGATTTGCCTTCCCGGCAATTGCGCCAACATCAGCACCCTGATTTATGACATACAGCAGGTAAGACTGGCTGAATATATTGCGTGGAAGGATTGATGTATCGAGCCGCGTAGCTTGGATGATTACCGGCACATTGAGATTCGAATCCGCCATTACTCAATCCTTATCTGGCAACCAGACAGAGTGACAGGTGACTTCGTGATAACGCGCAATTTGAAGCCGACATTTTTCCTGATGCGCCCGACTCGCTTCCACAAAACGCGTTTGTCGTAAACGAACGGTTCATTCTGCTCAATCATCTGCTCACGTCCGTAATTGATGCCGTCAGTGGTTGCAGAGAGGAACAGGCGGTCAGCATACTGCGCAACGCCAGTTGACGACTCAACTTCAAGGTCGAAAACTCTGGCGTTATCTGCTTTGAACAACGGAGTAAACAGCAGGTGTTCTTGTTGCTTGTCGTACTGGCTGCTGATGTCGAATTGCAGTTTCCCGGTAACAGATTCCAGCTTATCGCCGCACGTTATCTGATTGCCTTCGTAAATGAAGTCGATAGCGCGGTACACATCGTCATACAGGCCTGTTTTCAGCACACACCATTGCGGACCATTAGCGCTTGAAGATGCGTCATACACTAGGACGTGGCGAGGCAGGTGGATAATCAGCAACTCATGAGCATCAAAGCGCAACGATTCCATCACGCCATCAGCCAGTTCATCAGCAGTGTAGGAGCGTAGTATTTTCTCAATGCTCGCGCTGGCGATTGGTGATACCTGACCGGAGCCGATGATATACACAGACGGCGCACCTGTTGCCGGATTGCTGATAAACGCATAGGAATCAGCGAATGGCGTTTTGCAGTAAGTCCCGGCGATGCCTTTTTGCACCATCAGTGATGGCTGTGCGACATACAAAGCTGCACCAACGGTGGTTGCACCAGTCAGGGAGAAATATTCAATCGTCGATGAACCAAAGCAGACGATGAAGTCTCGCCATGTGCCGATGCCGAGGATACCGTCCGGCTGCGATTCTGCGCGATATTGTGCGCTGTAGCGGTCAGGATGCGATTCGTCTTCAAGGTCAGTGATAAACCATGAATCAGTGCCGTCTTTTGACCACGCATAACGCCCGCGTAAGCGCGTAATGTCACGAACAGAACCTAACTCATACTGCGTGAATCCGCTGTCTGTAGGCCAGTTTGAGACTGTTTTAACCGTGCCATCATAACGATACTCGACCAGTTGGCCATTAACGCCTACAGCCTGAGATGTCCGACCATGCGCCATTGATACACGACCACTTCCGGCAACATCACCGACTTCACTTTCTCCTTTGTACAGCTTGCCCCCACACACGCGATATACAGCACTCTGCGCCATGTTGTACTCGACGCCGCGCGATATACCGTTCACATCAGAACGTTTGGCAATGCCCGGGAATGAGCGAAGATATCCGCTGCTGTTAAGGATTTCTTTTGGTGTAGCCAGCATATTCACTGGCAGATAGTCGATATAGTCGGCGTTTCGAAAGTCTTTGCCGACACCTTTCATAAGCGGAAGTTGCTGAATCGGCATTTATTCACCTCACGTACTCGGATCATCTTTCTCGATGTAAAACCGATTCCACGTAAACGCGCTTTTGTTACCACTACCGCGAGGCATGTCATTTCGCCGCTCAAGTGGTGGTATTTTGGTTAAAGCGATACAGATTGTCTGATATGCACTGTCAGCAGCGGTAAGGAGAGCGTCTGACGGCTGAATGACGTTATCCATGCACACTTGCACAGCGAGTTTCAAAGCGACGCCATCATTTGCCCATGCAGGGATACCTGAATCATCGTCAGGTAACGGCATGATGCCGTTTTCTGTATCAGCAAACTGATATCCAAGCTCGATACCTTTAGCCTGCCATGCTGCCATCATGTCTTCGAGGTCATTAATGGCATCTTCAATTGCCTGAGGGTCAGCATCTGTCAACGTGGCATTGGAATACAGCCCGGCTTTTCGTAAAGCCTTAAGAACGAGATCACCCTTCGTTTTCGCCATCTTCTTCCGCCTTAGCCACTTTATGCTTCGTTGCGGTTTCTTCAGGAGTTTTTACCCAGCCTTTTTTCAGGTGAGATTTAACTTCTTCGTCATCAACAATGATGTAATCGACAGCAAACTGACCACAGGTGATCATGTTGCCAGGCTTATAGAGCATTGTTCGTGCCATTGTCTTCTCCCAATAAAAATGGGGCCGAAGCCCCACCAAAATTACTGCCCGGCAATAACGATGCCCGTATATTCAGGAACAAGTACAGAGCAACCGTACAGGGTGGTGAAACGCGCAGTGGTTACACCTTTGATGTGGTCGAAGGCGTAAGACATGATCAGCGTAGCGCCCTGCTCGGTGGTTGCTGTCATTACCTGTGGACCCTGACCAGTTGGGAACGCCAGCTTGCCGTACATCAGTTCAACAGAACCATCAGCCCAGAACAGGTTAGCCGGTGCGGCATTTTTGTTGAGAATGGTGATTGCTGCGCTACTTGCCGCATTAGCATCAACGTTTGCATATGGTCGGCTGGCGACATCCGCGTTGTCAGGCGGCAGAATTTTCGGGGAGATAGTTACTGTCGTTCCGCTTACTGCCAGAACGCGGAATACCTGCGGCTGCCCGGTGGTATCTTTGGTGATCTGGTGTACAGAATTCACCCCTGCGATGGTAAACGCATCGCCAACCTGCAAACCTTCAGCAGATACCGTAATGGTCCCCTGCCGGTTATCCACTGGCATATCGTTAGCATCTTTCGCTTCAACCTTGTGCGCAGGTGCTGCTGCCAGCGTAATGGAAGTTGCTGTACCCTTCGGAACACGACCAGAAATATCGGTCTTGTAGCTATCGAAGGACGCAACCGGAGGGATTTGCGCTTTTTCGTATGCTGTCAGGGTTGCGCCCTGAGCATAGGCACGGTGACCAAGCTCGCCAGCAAGGTCTTTGTAGTTGAAGGGGTTCCAGAAAGAGCGACGGTTGATACCCTGAGGTACACCAATCGCCGTCATGGTGGCATCAATACCTGCCGCACAGTTCCACAAATCACGGCCCTGTGAACCTGTGGTTGAGTCAGCCATCGTGATCACGTTAGTAGCACGCTGCGTAACCATGGAAATCAGGTCAGAGTCAATCTGTGCAGCAAGGCGCATACCTGCGGCGCGACCAGCTTCAGTTTTATGTTCCGGGTCACGCATTTCACGCGCATCCAGAGTGTACAGAATGTTTTTCGGCTCCTTGAACACAGAAGGAACAAGGCGCTGAACCAGTGCTGTTGGCGTTTTGCCGCTGAGGTCTAGGCCTTCCTCAATGTTCATGTGGTAATGCTGCGGACGATACAGAACATCACCTGCTCGCTGCATTGCTGTATCACCGGGACGGAATTTTTTAGCGTTACGGGAAACTACGCAGGCGGCCTCAAAGCCTTCAACGTAGTTTTCGAACATGATTTCAAGGTCTTTTGCTAATTGGTTAGCCATGCTTAATGCTCCGATAGGTTATTTTTTTGCCTTTTTAGCGGCGAAATACGGCGTCCAGTCACCAGTTTCCAGCGCCTTGGCTTTCAGTTTGTCGAGGTTGTTGATTACTGCGCCGTTGCTCCCCTTAACTGTCGGGGTTGTGGCTGCCGTGGTTTTTGCTTTTGGCATGATTCTGGCCTTCGATTCGATACGTTCCAGCAGACGACCAATTGCTACGGGGTTGGTAGCTTCTGCCAGTTGCTTGCGCAGTTCAGCGTTGCGACCGAGCGCCAGAACAACGATTTCCGGCTTCTCTGACTCAAACAGGATCGCGTTTTGTGTCTCGATGGGAATTTCCTCGAGTACGGCCTGCTCAGCTTCCTGATAGCCAGGAACTTTGAGAGCCTTAACACGTTGCTGATATTTGGATAATCGCTCTTGATAGGCAGCCTGAATCTCCTGCTCCTTCTGCTTGCGAGCCATCTCCTGTTGCTGGTACTTGCCGTTATCCTCTGCCCACTTAGCCATGCGTTGCTGGTAAATTTCTTCATCGAAACCGATGTCCTCATCGTCCAGTTTTGGCATTCGCGGTGGTTGAGTAATTACCGGCTGCTGCTCGACGGGTTTCTGAGACTGACGCATCAGCTCTTTCAGCTCGCGGTCTTTCTCTTTAATCGTCTTGCGCAGGTGTTTTACCAGTCCATGCTCTGCGCCATCTTCGCTGGTTGGCGAATCCAGCTTTTCGTCACCAAAGTAGAATTCCTGTTCTGATTCGTCGTCATCAGTTTCAGTAGCTTCCTCTGCAGCATTGCCGGAGGACTCACTGCCATCTTCTGTTTCGACTTCTTCAGCCAGTTCGACATCATCAGGAATCTGCTCTGACGCGTCGGTTTCGATTTCAACTTCTGGTGTGTTTTCTGCCATCTGGTCCATTTGTTACCCCTGTTTACTCGATGTTCAGCCCATCGGAAGGCAATAGGGTGCCAGGCCTCATAAAGACAGCCATTGCACGTTATGGGTTAATTACTGCTGTGGTTGTTGCTGAGTTGATTTTTGCAGGATGCTGCTGATGTCCATGCGCAGCGCATGGCCCTGTGCCTGACTTTTCAGGACAAGCTCTGCATCAGCACGGGCATTATCTCCTTGCTGTTGCTGGAACTGTCCGAGCAGTTTCAGCGCCTCACGGATATCAGATTTTTGCTGGCTATCGGCAGATGCGAGGATTTTCACAACATTTGCCGCAGCAACCTGAGCATCCGTCTGTGCCTGGAATGCTTTAACCTGAATGGCTGCTTGTTCGTTCTGCGCTTTCTGCAATTCAGCCTGACCAGCAAGAAGCTGACCTTGCGCAGCAACCATAGCCGGATCTGGCTGACTGGCCTGTTGTTGTTTCGCCTGCTCAACCATTTGCTGTTCTTCAGGCGTTCTCGGCTTGATAACGCCAGACAGAAGCAACTGATTGCGGTTGTATTCTTTCAGGTCGTCCATCCCTTCGCCGTCCATATTGTCGAGAATCATCGACGATACAAGGTCATGCTTCGGCGTTCCTGGCGGGATAAGTGCCAGCATGGAAAGTAACGACTTAACCGTTGCATCACGGCGAGTAGCGAACGACTGACCGACATCGACAGTCACTTCATAGTTACCCTGCGAAAGGTCGTTAAGCGCGATAACCTGCCCTGTCTGACGGTCAACCACTTCACCAGTCATCAGCGCCACGTCATCGCTGCCATCCTCATTAACGATGCGCATTGGCGTATCGCTGCCATAGACTTCACGAGCCATAGAAAGCCACACGACGCCAGCACGGCGCATGGATTTAGCCATGTTGTCCATGTAGATATAGGACTGCGTGTCCATCCGGTTAAAGATGCTATCAACGGTATCGGTAGCGACGTTGCTCGGCATGTTCTCAAGCTGCGACGCACCTGTAATTTGCTGAATAGCCGTTCCGGTGTACTGCAATAGCCCGGCAAGAGCAGGAGGCATTTGTGTCGGAGGTGTCCAGCCAGCAACCTGAGCCTCTGAAATGACCGTTCCGTTTTTGTCCTTCTTGCTGGTCATGGGAAGAACTGCAGGCCTTTTCTTATTTCTCTCTGCCCAGTGATTCATTAATGGACCGGGAATGAAATCAACATCCACGATAGGAATGCCATCACCGCCAGCCTGAGTAGCGTTATCTGCAATCATGGAAACCATCAGGTTCTCAAGACGCTGTGCATCCATCGCTTTTGCTGCGTGGCCTTCGATTCGCTCCTGATTATCAACAAATGAGCGACGCCCATATACCGGGATGAGAGGAATATGTTCGCCCGGAATACGCTTCGGTTCTTCCAGCCATTCAGCGCCAGACAGAAGACCGCAATAAACTCTGCGTTTCTTCACTGTCCGCTCACCAATCAGTTCGAATGCGCCATCGGTCAGCTCGTCGACAATATCTTTGATTTGCTCTTCATCATAGATTGCCGTTTCTCCGCTAACAGGGTTGCGCCATGCCGTGAGCTTCACCTTCTCTATGCGAACTTCGTAGTAGCGACCAACATAGATGGCATCTGGCGTTGACCAGTCATATTGAGTGCCAGTGTCATCACGAGAAAGGCTTGCCGCGATGGAATCAGGGTATTCAGTCTCGAACGCTTTAGGCGTCATGGAGAACATTTCCATAGCCCACATAGCATCAGAGCGGTCATATTGCTTGCTGTCCTGATCAAAGAAGACGCATGTCGCTGGGTCGTAAACAGGAAGAAGGCTTATACGGCGTTGCTCGTTACTCGGATCCATTTCATCTTCGTAATCGGCACACATGCGGAAACAACCGAATCCGCCCGTTACAGCATCATCAAATGCGTTATCACACGCTTCGCCACCGGATGTTTCCTGATAGTCAGCGCGGAATTTGCCGTTCATTTTTTCGGCTAACGCTTCCGATGCCTTGTCATCCTTAGGCCTGAACTTAACGCTGATGCGATTCTGTCGATACTCGCCAATGATGCGATCACATTCACGGGCAATCTTATTCAGTTCAAAGCGCGGGTAATGCTCAAACCTGCCTTCATCAAATGAGTAACCAGCGTTTGTGCTGCCTTCCCACTGTGCGCCGGACACACGTACGAAACGTTGAGCCTCAATAATCTGCTCACGCATATCCTGCGTTGCTGACCAGGCATTATCAAAGTTGCACAGCACCTTGCGATGCCAGTCAGTCATCTTTTTTTCTGCCATATCAACCTACACCACAAGGAATTGAGTAACTGGAATAGTCGGGTTGCGCAGCCGACTCCGGGCAATGCATACACATCATCAGCGCATCAGCCAGGTTAGGAGATGGAATACCGAGCTTCTGCTTCATTTCGACCTTAGTCATAAGCTCCAGCTTCCCGTTGTTATTGAATTTGCGCTGAATCTGCGTCAGTTCTGCAAACAGCTTCTCCAGCATCTTCTCGCCTATCGCTTCTTTGTCGAAACTCAGCATGTCGTCTGGGTCTGCATACTCACCGTGAACAACCGCCCGATATGTCAGATACAGCCTGTCAGCCAGCGCGTAATAGAATTGTGCTCGCTTATTGCGGAACACATCACCAATAGTGCGAACGTTGTCACCCTGTACGACTTCATCAGCCCATGCTCCGGCCTGATACGGCCCATCTTCATCGAATGGCGATTCGCTGCCCTTGAACATCGTGGCGGTGATTTTCTTGCCGGAGAACGCTTCCGTTGTCTGTCTGCGTAGCCCGGCACCAACACCATCACCATCCCACAGGTAATGGTCAGCGCCGTCTTCAATCGCCAGCGAAGTAGCCCAGTCAGCACCCTCGTTGATGTCCATCAGCAGACCTTCGGCAATGCGCTTAACTACCGAACCGTGGCGCGATGCATAACCTTTGGCATCCGGCCCTGTATCTGATGGGTCATGTGCAGAAACAACAGCGCCTTTCGCTTTCCATCCGAGTTTCTTGTGCGCATCGGTTGCAGCTTCAAGCCATTCACGTTTGATGATTGCCATATCACTTGCGCTTACCGGCTCACCAAGCCAGATGTGACGATACAGTGTCGGATTTCTGCGTTTACACTCTTCCATCTCCAGACGGAGAACTTCAGGAAAATGCGGGTTGTCGGTGTAGTTCACTGTCAGCAAACAAATATCATCGGGAGGATTTACGACGAATCGCTGATAGGTATCGTCGAGGATGTTCTTCGGGTTAAAGCTCACCCATATTTCAGAGAACGGCTTACGGATGGTTGGTATCAGGATATCCCATGATTCCTTCGTTACCGCTTCCGCTTCTTCCACCCAGCAGATATCAATGCCTTCGAGAGATTTAATCTTCGTCGGATTGTTTTTGATGCCGTAGAACATGAATTCAGCATTTGTTCCGAGATGACGAATCATTGAACGCTGAATTTCAAACTCAGCCGAATACCCTTCCCGCTCTATGGTGTCTTCAAGCAACCGGATTACCGAATCGCTGATACTGTTTTGCAGTTCACGAGCGCAGAGAATACGCACTGGCTGCCGGCGCGCCGCTTCAACAAGCAGCCTCGCAATTGCCCATGATTTACCGCTACCTCGACCGCCTTTGGCGACTTTGTAGCGATGCGCCTCAATGAACGGTTCAAAGATAGGATTAATCGAAGTCATTTTCCGAATAGAGTGCTCATCGGTGATGTTTCAATCTGGATTGCGCCGCCGTCTTTGCCGACAAGCTCGTTAGTTACCTTGTCGCCATACTTACGGGGATTCATTCGGGCCAGCGCCCATTTGCGGGTATCAACGCGAAGTCTTGCCTTTGCCACCTCAGCAGCATCTGGAATCGCAGTGTCAGCAATTTCGAATATCTCTTCGAAAATAGAATCAGCTCGCGCCTCAGTTGCCTTCGCGTACTTGTCTCTAAATTCGTCATGCTCTGACAGCCAGCGAAATACAGTAGCCTTTGCTGGCATGCCGGGGCGCTTGCAAACCTTAACCAGACTTTCCCCGGAGGCAAGCAGCGCACAGATATCATCAGCCACCTCCGGCAGGTAATCCGAAGGGCGACCGACATTCTTTTTCTCAGTCGCCATATTGATTATTTCCCTTCTGTTTGCTTATCCCACTCTTCGCGGAATTTGGATGGGTTGTCGAAGCCCTGAGAGCATGAACAAACTTTGATTACCATTACTTAGCTCCTTCCTGCTTGCCTGTGTTTGATGTCGTTTCAGCAGCAGCCCCAGAGCAATTAACGCTACCCGCAACACCATATCCATAACCAGTCTTGAAGAAATTGTTGCCAGTAAATTGGTTAACAATCTTCCCGCAGCACGGGCAGCGTTGGCATTGGCAATAAGGGGATTGATTATTCCAGTGATACATCTTGTTTCTCCTGAATGAATGGCAGGAAGTGATTAACCATCCTGTCCAGCATGTAACAGTACGTCTCGTTGGCATCTTCAGGCCTTGTCGTCACGCCGACATCAGAGCAAACGTAAAAGCAGACGTGGGCGCACTCATGAACGAGCGTAGCGATCTGCTGATCGAATACTCCAATCAGATAGCATCGCTCACCCGTATCAGTGTTTTCATAGTTGCTTGCAAGCCCAAGATTGAATGGCTTCTCATCCCCGCTGCCGCCAAGGAATTTATCAGCGTGCTGAAACTGTTCTCTGGTTGTTGCGAGGTAGACGTGTGCACTTTGAAACAGCGGAATGGTGAACGCCGGGAGTTTGTGCCATTTGGCCTTAGCCATATCACACTCCAGCGGTGAACAGGTCTAACGCTTCCTTCGATTTACGTACCGCTTCGATTGTGCGGGTCGTGATATCTGAATTAGCGCCACCTGACTGGAAGTGAATTTTGAATAGCTCAAGCTTCAGCTCGTCAGTGCCAATGAACTGAAATGCTTCTTCTGCGGCTGCGTTCTGGTTCATGACCAGTTTGTAAATCTCTAACTGGAATTTCTGTTCTTCAGTCATGGGAATAATCTCTGCCATTGTTGGCTCCGTTTATCCGTTAAAAGGGATATCAGTTAAGTTATCCCGTGTAGGGTATAAGCCATTGTCGAGACCACCCATTGAATGGTCTCTGCAATAACCGATGTCTTTCCATCAGTCCGCCACCACAAAGAATCTTTTTTGCCATAAGGCTGGAGGTTCATCTTTCAGTGGCTGCCAGTGTTATTTCCCCACTTACTGGCTTGGGTTGTTTCGCGGTGCTGCCGTAATGCAAAAACTGGATTAACCTGCGAAATCACACCATCCCGGGCAAATACATTTGCACTTCATTTGCCGCTCTCTCGCGTGCAACATGAAGCAATCTTTTTCGCCCACCAACGCCCCACTTAGCCATTTGGCTTGCGCACTGGCTTATCGCTTTGGTTTCAGTATTGATGATGTGATCGATTCTATTCAGACGGGACATTGCGCCAACGCCGAGACGGACAACCGTTTTGAAAACTTCATAAACTTCGATTTCAAATTCCGGCTTAATCCATGCTGCATATCTGATTGCCAGAAGTTCAACACCCCACACACCTGGTTCTGCACCACCTTTGATTATTTTAAGTGGTTGAATTTGTTCCAAAGTGCTTTTTTGCACTTTGGCCTCCAGTGCTTTTATGAAGCGTTTTATCTGCGCGCTACGCAAAAACTGGCTTGGGCGCTGTTGCTCTGTAGCCTCTCCATTTGCAACTGCTGCTGCATGGAGATCGTTTAAGTTGTAGCGTCCATCCTCATCAACACGAACGGACACACCATTGACAATAACTGTTGGGTACTTCATCAGTGATTACCTTTTAGTGATGAACCTTGTCACACAGGATTCCGGCCCACAGAAAGGCACCGATCACCAAACCGGCATCCTCAAGGGTCATCCTGAAAGGTTCTGTGTTCAGAAGTCGCGCGTGTGAAGCGCGTTTGTTGCAGATATAAAAAAGCCCCGCGAATGCGAGGCTAAACCCTGGTATTTGTAATGACTGGCTCTTATCTCAACGCAGCCCCTTACCGCGCGCCAGATGCTCAATATCAAGCATCAGCAATGAGATGTTTAATCTGGATTCACTCCAGAAGTGATCACCACCCTGTCTACAGAGCCAGATGTGAAGGATGATGAGTAAAATTATCGCTATCATCGAAGGCATTGTGTCCTGATGTACTCCTGCAGGTAGTTAACCTGCGCGGTTATCCTGTCGATTCCACTTCGGAGACGGTAATAATTGAGTTCAGCATCTGCTGTAAGTCTTGGGCTTTCTCCATCGCCCATGCTGCCGGCTCCGGTCGTTGACTTTGCACAGGTGGCGGAGACTTGCAGGCGCTTACGACCAGCAGAAACATCAGCACGGAGACTTTCGATAGTCGCGTTAGCATCAGCAAGCTCCTTTGTGTATCTGGCGTCGAGTTCTGCTACATCACGTTGACGCTTCTGCATGTCAGCGATTGTGGATGTGGCCTTATCGCGCTGCTCTTTGTAGGCGATTGCGTTATCACGGTAATGATTAACAGCCCATGACAGGCAGACGATGATGCAGATAACCAGAGCAGAGATAATCGCGGTTACTCTGCTCATACCTCAATCTCTCTGACCGTTCCGCCAGCCTCTTTGAATTTTGCAATCAGGTTGTCAGCCTTATGCTCGAACTGACCATAACCAGCCCCCGGCAGTGAAGCCCAGATATTGCTGCAACGGTCGAGAGCCTGACGAATATCACCGCGATCAATCATCGGTAAAGCGCCACGTTCTTTAATCTGTTGCAGTGCCACAGCGTCCTGGCTTTTCGGAGAGAAGTCTTTCAGGCCAAGCTGCTTACGATAGGCATCCCACCAACGGGAAAGAAGCTGGTAACGTCCGGCTGCTGTTGATTTGAGTTTTGGGTTTAGCGTGACAAGTTTGCGAGGGTGATCGGAGTAATCGGTAAATAGCTCTCCGCCTACAATGACGTCATAACCATGATTTCTGGTTTTCTGACGTCCGTTATCTGTCCCCTCTGACCACGCCAGCATATCGAGGAACGCCTTACGTTGATTATTGATTTCCACCATCTTCTACTCCGGCTTTTTTAGCAGCGAAGCGTTTGATAAGCGAACCAATCGAGTCAGTACCGATGTAGCCGATAAACACGCTCGTTATATAAGCGAGATTGCTACTTAGTCCGGCGAAGTCGAGAAGGTCACGAATGAACCAGGCGATAATGGCGCACATCGTTGCGTCGATTACTGTTTTTGTAAACGCACCGCCATTATATCTGCCGCGAAGGTACGCCATTGCAAACGCAAGGATTGCCCCGATGCCTTGTTCCTTTGCCGCGAGAATGGCGGCTAACAGGTCATGTTTTTCTGTCATCTTCATGTCTTACCCCCAATAAGGGGATTTGCTCTATTTAATTAGGAATAAGGTCGATTACTGATAGAACAAATCCAGGCTACTGTGTTTAGTAATCAGATTTGTTCGTGACCGATATGCACGGGCAAAACGGCAGGAGGTTGTTAGGGCAACCTCATGCCACCCGCTTTCACGAAGCCAGCCATTGCGCTGGTTTTCTTTTATGCAAAGCACACCGCACCGTAGCCACAGCGGATAAGGTGATTATTTTTGTCTGTCTGGTATTTGGTTTGATGTGCTTTCAGAAAGGCCGTGCTTAAAACGCAAAAAGCCCCGAGATATTAACTCAGGGCTTTATTTAACGAGTGCATTTATCCATCGTTGATGTCAAATTTACCCAACTTTATTCAAAAAGTCAATATCATGCCGTTAATATGTTGCCATCCGTGGAAATCATGCTGCTAACGTGTGACCGCATTCAAAATGTTGTCTGCGATTGACTCTTCTTTGTGGCATTGCACCACCAGAGCGTCATACAGCGGCTTAACAGTGCGTGACCAGGTGGGTTGAGTAAGGTTTGGAATTAGCATCGTTACAGCGCGATATGCGGCGCTTGCTGGCATCCTTGAATAGCCGACACCTTTGCATCTTCCGCACTCTTTCTCAACAACTCTCCCCCACTGCTCTGTTTTTGCTATATCAACCGCGCGGCCTGTACCGTGGCAATCTCTGCATCTTGCCCCCGGCGTCGCGGCACTACGGCAATAATCCGCATAAGCGAATGTTGCGAGCACTTGCAGTACCTTTGCCTTAGTATTTCCTTCGAGCTTTGCCACACCACGGTATTTCCCCGATACCTTGTGTGCAAATTGCATCAGATAGTTGATAGCCTTTTGTTTGTCGTTCTGGCTGAGTTCGTGCTTACCGCAGAATGCAGCCATACCGAATCCGGCTTGTGATTGCGCCATCCCCATAGCAGCCATCACATCAGTACCGGAAAGAGAGTCAGAAGCCGTGGCCCGTGGTGAGTCGCTCATCATCGGGCTTTTTGGCGAATGAAATTTAGCTACGCTTTCGAGTCTCATCGTCTTCCCTTTTTGCCTGGCGTGACCATCAGGACGCCGTTAACTATTACGTGACGCTCACCTTTGCTGTCTCGGTTGTACTTGAGCACTGTTCCTCTTGCGCAGGAAAGCATCCTCGCCACTTCGGTCTGATTGCCTCGTGTCTGGATAAGAAGCTCTGGTATCGTTTGAATTGTGGCGTTCATGCGTTCTCCAGTTCGGTGATTTTTATTCCAAGCCGTCCGCCTGGTACTTTCACACCACGAATTACGCGAATGTCATCGAATTGCTCGTCGTCTTCCGCAAATCCGGCGTGGATAAGGGAGTCGAGTAAACCTTTCAGGATGTTGTCAAGGTCGCGGCGGCGGGAGTCTGGAACGTCTGCGATGACTTTGATACGGAGTCGTGATTTGGTGAAAATGTCTAACTTAAGTTGGCGGATGATTTGCTGAACGTCTTTTCGGTATTTCTGGCCTTTATCGCTGATGTAGTATTGGCTTCCCCGTCTTCGCCAGTAGGTATTCACCGACGGCGGGTATGGAAGCACAAACTGATATTCGTTCATGGCTTAATCTTCCCCTCCTTCAGCAGTATCGACTGCGTCCTGATCACGCCTTCGAGGTGGTAAAGTCTGGCGTCTTTGTTGTCGATATTATGGGTGCGTCGGTCGATTTCATCGTGACACGCGCTACAAGCCCATGCTCCGATCAGGTCGTCAGGTTTCATTCCCGTTCCGCAAATTCCAGCCATCCGGTAATGTGCCAGAACTGTAGTTTCAGGATTACCATTGCATACGCCGTAAATACGTACCTGGCATTCTCTGTTGCGCGCTTCTTTGCGTAGGTTAGCCATTTAATACTCCAGTTCAGGGTCATTTTTTAGGTCATGTTTTTTGCAGAATTGCTGCCACTCTCTTTCCAGCCGCTTACCTGTAAATTTCACTCTGCATTTTGAGTAAGTGCTAATGGCATTAAATGGTGCTGAGCCTTCAGGAAATCGAGAGCGGAATACTTCTGCCACAGGTACTAAAACCAAATACAAATAATCAGAGCTACTAAACGAATCACTCATCGTCTTCTTCCTCGTACATTGAGCTATTCGGATCGCTCATCAGTTCTGCGCAGCAGTGCTCACACACGTGAACTTCCAGCACATGCAGCTTCTGACCGCAGTTAGCGCACGTTAAAGCTCGCTCGACGCTTTCTTTCTGGTATTGAAGGGATTGGGATGGGCTAAGCATTATTGGCGTCCTGAATCATGAGAAATACAATCATGGCTGCGCGGAGAGGCGATTCACCGCAGAAGCAGTAGTCAGGAACCCAACAACCTTCCTCTAAATCACCTCCTGACCATGCGCACCATTCTTTTTCCGCTGTCATCCACATGGTGCTAATTTTGTTTTCAGTGATGATCGGATATGCGTCAGCGGCCATATTACATGGGTCGAAATATCCGCAAGGCAAAAACTCACCACCATCAATTCCAGCCAAGTAAACTTCTTTCTTTTCTGGATCCCAGTCGTAATTGTTTTTTCCTAGCACGATATGCGCGACTTTTAAGTTAATTTCAAAATCACTTAACTGTGAATAATCCATGGTCATTTCCTCGCACGTTCTCTTAGCCACCGGATATCCCACAGGTGAGCTGTGTAATTGAAGGTTTTTACGTCAGATTCTTTTGGGATTGGCTTGGGTTTATTTCTGGTGCGTTTCGTTGGAAGGTATTTGCAGTTTTCGCAGATTATGTCGGTGATACTTCGTCGCTGTCTCGCCACTCGTCCTCCTTTTCCTGCGGTAGTGGTAACACCCCTGTTGGTGTTCTTTCACGCCGGAGACACCATCGATTCCAGTAAGGTTGATTTGGTCGGAAGCGGTTATCTTCTTTGCATTCACCGCACCGATAACATCGCATCATGCAGCTTCCCTCCTGAAGTCGAAATAAAGCTGCCCTCCAAATATTTCGCATGACTCAGAACAAGAGCCGGTATCGAATCTTTTAGCTCGTACCATGTCCTGATACAGGGCTTGATAATCATTTTCTGAATACATTTTCGCGATACCATCCAGCGACATTCTTCCTCGGTACATAATCTCCTTTGGTGTTTCCCGATGTCCGTCACGCACATGCGATCCCGTGATGACCTCATTAAAAACACGCTGCAATCCCTCCTCATCTTTGCAGGCAAGTCCGATTTTTTGCGTTGATTTTTTAATGCAGAATATGCAGTTACCGAGATGTTCCGGTATTTGCAAATCGAATGGTTGTTGCTTCCACCATGCGAGGATATCTTCCTTCTCAAAGTCTGACAGTTCAGCAAGATATCTGATTCCAGGCTTTGGCTTTAGCCGCTTCGGTTCATCAGCTCTGATGCCAATCCACGTGGTGTAATTCCCTCGCCCGAAATGGTCATCACAGTATTTGGTGAAGGGAACGAGTTTTAATCTGTCAGTGCAGAACGCGCCGCCGACGTATGGAGTGCCATATTTCTTTACCATATCGATAAATGGCTTCAGAACAGGCATTTTCGTCTGAATATCCTTTGGTTCCCATACCGTATAACCATTTGACTGTCCAAGCTCTGGGTTGATATCAACCTGCAATACAGTGAGCGGTATATCCCAGAACTTCACAACTTCGCGGATAAACCGATATGTCATCGGGTGTTCACAACCTGTATCCATGAAAACGTAATGCACGTCTTCACCTGCCTGTCGCTTTTGCTCCATTAGCCAGAGCAAATATGCTGACGTCCTGCCACCGGAGAAACTAACGACATTTATCATGCAGCCCTGTCTCCCCATCTCGCTTTCCACTCCAGAGCCAGTCGCGCTTCGTCTGACCACTTAACGCCACGCTCTGTACCGAATGCCTGTATAAGCTCTAATAGCTCCGCAAATTCGCTTACACGCATCCTGCTGGTTGACTGGCCTATTACCACAAAGCCATTCCCGGCAAGGTTAGGAACAACGTCCTGCTGCTTTAATGCTGCGGTAAACACACACTTCCAACTTTCTGCATCCAGCCAGCGACCATGCCATTCAACCTGACGAGAGACGTCACCAAGGCAAGCCCAAAGCTTTCGATTCTGGTCTAAGCTGCGGTTGCGTTCCTGAATGGTTACTACGATTGGTTTGGTTGGGTCTGGAAGAATTTGCTGTACCGCGTGAATAGCGTTTTGCTGATGTGCTGGAGATCGAATTTCAAAGGTTAGTTTTTTCATGACTTCCCTCTCCCCCAAATAAAAAGGCCTGCGATTACCAGCAGGCCTGTTATTAGCTCAGTGATGTAGATGGTCATCAGAATCCTCCTTTCTTCTTGGACTGCGGTTCCTCGCGTTCACGTCGGCGCATTTCAGCAGACTGTTGGTCTGTGTCATAAATAGCGCCATTTGCCTGTATGCAATACACCGTGCCGGTATTGCCATGACGATTGAGACGAAGGATTAGTTCGGTTTCACCAGGAGGAACGCTGTCATCAAAAGCACCTTCCCGATGGATCCCAACCCAATAATCGCAATCCTGTTCAATCTGCCCTGTATCTCGTGAGTCACTTGGTAATGGGCGTTTATTGGTTCGGCTTTCCAGTGCGCGGTTAAGCTGTGTCAGAAGCACAACAACGCAATCAAGCTCTTTGGCAAGGTTCTTCAGTCCTTTGGTGATCATGCCGTAAGCAAGGTCGTTGCGATCGGCCTTTTCAGCGGTCATTAGTGTCAGGTAATCGACCAAAATCATGCCAACACATCCTTTTTCTCGCTTGATTCGACGGCTTTCGCTGACGATTTGAGCCAGAGATAACCCCGGCGTGTCGTCGATGTAAAGCAGGTCGATTTCACTCAAGCGATTGGCTGTTTCGATCGCCCTATTGAAGTCACCATCGTAATCACCCTGATAGCCGTCATCAGCGTCATTTGTCGCCGGAAGGTAAAAAATATTCGGGTTAACACCTGACTTCTGTCCCACCAGTTTTTCCAGTATCTGGTCACCTGGCATTTCAAGGCTGAACATCAGAGCGGGCTTTTTCTCATGCACTGCGCAGTTGATTGCCATCTGGCTGTATAGCGTCGTTTTCCCCATCTTAGGGCGAGCGCCAATGACAAACAGAGAGCCTTTCACCAGACCTTTCGGTGACAGCATCCTGTCCAGCGATGGGATCCCTGTGCTCATTCCTCGTTGTTCGCCTGACGGGTCAAATCGCTTCTCAAGGTCGCTAACCCAGTCTTCCATGACCTCACCAAATGAACGAAGGCCGCGACGCGATCCGGTTTTTGCATGGTCTATCAGTTGCGTGAAAATCGCCTGAATAGCTTCGTACTTCTGCGTTGCAGTCATTCCATTGCGGGAATAGAGCAATTCCGTCGCTTCAGTCATGCGGTTGATGGCGTAGCGTTCCATTGCGGTTTCGCGAACCTGCATTGCATAAGCAACGATGTTTGCTGCGCTTGGCGTGTTCTTTGCGATCTCAGCGATATAAGCAAAACCGCCAACAGACGCCGTTAACGATTTACGCTCCAGTTCATCGAAAAGCGTCAGGCCATCTACTGGCTTTTGCTCACGGTGCATTCTGGTTATTTCTTCGAAAATGATTTTGTGTGGCCGGCTGTAAAATGAATCAGGCTTCAGCATCACCAGAACCTTCTGGACGCGCTCACTGCTGTCATCATCCAGAAGCAATCCACCAATCACCGCCTGCTCTGCCTCGATGCTATGGGGCGGCGCATAAAAATTATCGGTCATCGTGTTCACCCTCACGAACTTTCAGGTAGGTATTATCGTTAAGCAGGAAATCAAATCCCTTTTTGTGCCAGACAGTTCCGCGTTGATGGTTTGGACGCTCTTCGAACATCCATCGGCAATTTTCGCCTACGTAGCTCAAATAATTTCTCCAGTCCTGCATCGTGAACCCATGCCCGTCAAGCTGGCGGGTTATCACTCCGGCTTTGCGCCAGAACGTTCGGATCTGGTTTTTACGCTTGTCATTCAGTGCGCGGATTCTTGGCGCGTCAGGAAGGATTTCGTGGTAAGCATCGACAACATCCTGACAGCTGACGGAAGGTTTTTTCTTGTCAGACTTTTTGTCTGCTGTGGCACTCTCTAATACGTCAGTATTAGAGATATTATTTATATTATTGTTTATGGACAACCGTTGGACAACCGTTGGACAATCTCCGCTGAGAGCCGCACCATTACTGGTGTTTGCGTTGGACAACCGTTGGACAACCGTTGGACAATTTTTTGCCTGAAAATCGTCATATTTAACGATTGTAAACAGGCTAAATTTCTTCCCCATCGAGCAAATATTAAGCATCCCTTTCGACTCAAAAGTCCGTAATAAGCTCCGAACTTTGTTGTCGGGGATGAATGTTTCTCTGACCAGCGACGGGCGTCCAGTTATCATCTGACCGCGATCAACAGTTATCGGACCGATATCCGTATTGACGACAGTAGATTCGTGATTAGCCTTGAGGATTAAGTGAAGCCAAAGATGTACTGCCTGAGAGTCCTTATAGAGCCTGCTGTCCATAAACTGGCGGTGTATAGAGACATACCCCATACTGGATGCCTCCTGATGTTGTACAGGGTTATGCCTGTAATCAGCTAACTTAACGACGCCCATGCTTCACTCCTGCTTTGGCTAGTCTGTAAACACCAACAAGGCGCTCTGCGAACGCCCTGTTATTTGCTGCGGCTACCACTAATCCCTCAGGTGAATCAGGGTGTCGAATCTCTTCTTTTTCCTGGTATTTCTTACGACGTTTTGTCATAATTACTCCTGTGGATTGATCCAGTCTTTCTACATCAGGCCTCGAAGAATTCGCCGTTCTTCGGGGCTTTTTCTTTTGTCAGCATTCTGGCTACTTTCTTAGCCAGTTCCGCCAACTCCTCGTCTTCAACACCCCATTCAAGAACAGCAAGAAGCATTCCCATTTTGGGGATGAAGCTGTCTTTCCATCGCGAAATTTGCGATTCATTAATCCCTAACGCGTCGGCAACCTTTCGCTGACCACGTACAGCAATTCGATTCAGGATGTTGCTTGTAATTGCATTCGCTTTCTTGCGAGTACTTGTAAGTTGCATATGTAAGTATTTCCTTAGATAACAATTGATTGAATGTATGCAAATAAATGCATACACCATAGGTGTGGTTTAATTTGATGCCCTTTTTCAGGGCGGGGATGTGTAAGAGCGGGAATGTCTTAAGCGGCTTTGTGTTCCGGCGGGAACAAGCCATCTAGCGTTGTCTTGCTCCCCAATTTATTCAGCGCCTTTACCAGGCGACGGCACGACTCTAAATCTGGAGTCCGGATACCTGACTCGTAGTTAGCTAAGCGGGACTGGTTCCAGCCACACGCGCCTGCTAACGCAGATTGAGTGATGCCAAGTTTTTTCCGTTCGTTGGCAATGTTGTTCATAGGTTTCCTTAAGAGCTAGTTCACTCAGTCTTTATTAAACACATATTGTGATTGATAGTCAACACAAATCGTGTAAAGCCTTAAACCACGGAATGTGATATAAAATGCGCATGAACAGAACAGAAACTATCGCCGCGCGTATCAAGCGATTACGGGAAGATAAAGGGCTTTCACAGAAGGCTCTGGCGGAGCTTTGCGGCTGGGCTTCACAATCTCGGATCGGCAACTATGAATCAGGAACCAGAAGCGTTAGTGTTGATGACGCAGAGGTAATAGCTAAAGCTTTGGGCGTCGCTCCGGCAGAACTGCTTTTTGGCGACAACTATCAGGGACAATACAAGCCAGGGGAAAAGTTTCCGTTGATTAGCTGGGTTAGCGCAGGTGCATGGAGTGAGGCCGTAGAGCCGTACAACCCTCAGGCAGTGGATGAGTGGTATGAATCAGATTGTCACGTTGTCGGTGACGCCTTCTGGCTCAGGGTTCAGGGCGACTCAATGACAGCTCCTACCGGCCTTAGCGTTCCTGAGGGTATGCTGGTTCTGTTCGACACTGGAAAGGAAGCCGTTAATGGAAGCCTGGTAGTTGCGAAGCTGACAGATGCTAATGAAGCCACGTTCAAGAAGCTAATCATTGATGGCGGTAACAAATACCTGAAAGGGCTTAACCCTGCCTATCCGTTGATCCCAATCGACGGCAACTGCAAGATAATCGGCGTAGCAGTGCAGATGATGATGAAATTCTCCTGATATACCCGCCACTTAAAAACATCAAACCCGCTTCGGCGGGTTTTTTGTTGCCCAAAGAAAATTAAATTACCTTAAAAATCAATGAAAACACGTGTTGTGATAAAAACAATCACATTTCGTGTTGACAGCACGAACACAATTTGTGATTATCTAGCCATCAGCAGGACGCACTGACCACCATGAAGGTGAGGCTCTTAAAAATTAAGCCCTGAAGAAGGGCAGCATTCAAAGCAGAAAGCTTTGAGTAGCGCGAAATGCAGCTGCAAGACAGCAACCGTGGAGATAAGCATCACGGCGCGTTACTCAAAGCTAACTGACAGGAGAATCCAGATGGATGCACAAACACGCCGCCGCGAACGTCGCGCAGAGAAACAGGCTCAATGGAAAGCAGCAAATCCCCTGTTGGTTGGGGTAAGCGCAAAACCAGTTAACCGCCCTATTCTCTCGCTGAATCGCAAACCGAAATCACGAGTAGAAAGCGCACTGAATCCGATAGACCTTACGGTGCTGGCTGAATACCACGAACAGATTGAAAGCAACCTGCAACGTATTGAGCGCAAGAATCAGCGCACATGGTACAGCAAGCCACGCAGTGAAATGGGGGTGACTTGTGTTGGTCGCCAGAAAATGAAATCAGGCAGTAAGCTACTGTATGAGGGGTGAGATATGCATAAATGTCAGTTCTGTGGATACATGTTTGAATCAAATGAAATGCAACGTATTTCGTTAAACCTTATCGGTAGGCCATACAACATTTGCCTAGGATGTAGCGAGAAATACAAAAACAAAGACATGTGGGACGACAATAAAAACGATATCGACTGGAATAAAGTGCCATGTATTGATGATAGTTAAAAATAATTATGCCGCATAGTCGGCCTTCTTTTGGCATAAACAACAGAATAAACACTGCACTGAATTATTTGAGGTGAGATATGACAAAATCATGGAGCGTACCTTTTCCTGAATCAGAAACTGAACATGATGGAATGCCTGTTTTCTGGAGATTCCAAGCGACAGTTGAAGAAGATGGAATCAAAATATTCGCACTTCAATATATAGCTTTTCATCAGACAGAGCATTATGCATGGTTGGTTCCTGCGCATTGGATTGTTAATTTTAAACCAGCACCAAATCAGTGGTTACAGGAATGGAAACAAAGGAGAAATAGATATGCAATTAAGAAAGTAGCAAAAAATGCAGAAAGATCTTTTGCGTTCCCGACGAAGAAACTTGCCATTGAAAGTTTATTGCGCCGGAAGAAATACCATTTGATGAGAATCAAACAAGATTTGGCTGTTGTATCAACTCTTGTTGATGGGATGAAGAATATTGATACATCAACACCAGATATTGAATATAACTTTGGACACAACCAAGAAACAGAAAATTGGGTGTTTTATTAGTATGAATAAGCACTGTGTATTCATTCCAACGAGTGAATACACGGAGCAATGTCGCTCGTAACTAAACAGGAGCCGACTTGTTCTGATTATTGGAAATCTTCTTTGCCCTCCAGTGTGAGGGCCTTTTTATATGCATACCAATAACGCTTCACTCGAGGCGTTTTCGTTATGCAATCAAAAAGAAGGAGCATCCTATGCAACAGTTCGCTATTGCAGGGGCGGCATCGGTTCGCCCTTTCAACCCGATTTTATCGGTACAGCATTCACGAAAAAATATTTTAACCGGAGCAGACTTTAAACAACCAAGAATGAAAAGTTTGCTCGAAAAGCTTTGGGATATTTTGAAACAACAAGGCCGTCCATGAGTTTTACAGATAACTGGTCAGACGAGGAATTCATTCGTCATATGAAAGAATTAATCGGTAACGAAGGAGATATTCATGTCACTTGCAACCACAGTGAAGGAGAGCAAGTTACAGAGACGCATGTACACGCAGAAAGCTCTCTGGTATCGCCATAATGGCGACCGCGAAGGAATGCGGGTATGCCTTAATTTGTCCCGAGTCGAAGTATTAAACCAGCGTTATTTCCTTGGGGAATGTCCATTCTGAGAACAAACATATGAGCAAAGAATTTTACGCAAGACTGGCAGCTATTCAGGAGAATCTGAACGCGCCAAAGAATCAGTACAACTCATTCGGTAAATATAAATACAGAAGCTGCGAAGACATTCTTGAAGGCGTTAAGCCGCTACTGAATGGCCTGTTTTTATCAATCAGCGATGAAGTTGTGCTGATTGGTGATCGGTATTACGTGAAAGCCACGGCAACTATTACCGATGGCGAAAACAGCCATACGGCAACCGCTCTTGCACGAGAGGAAGAAAGCAAGAAAGGGATGGATTCTGCACAAGTTACGGGAGCTACAAGCTCTTATGCACGCAAGTATTGCCTCAATGGTTTGTTCGGCATTGATGATGCGAAAGATGCAGATACAGACGAGCATAAACATCAGCAGAACGCAGTAGCAAAGCAATCAAAACCATCACCTACACCTGAACAGGTTCTAAAAGCATTCACTGACGCAGCAATGCAGAAAAACACCGTGGAAGAGCTTAAACAGGCGTTCGCCAAAGCGTGGAAGATGCTCGAAGGCACACCGGAGCAGCACAAAGCGCAGGACGTTTACAACATCAGACGAGACGAATTAGAAGGAGCTGCTGCTTAATGGCACATTCGATTACTGTAAGACTAAACAAGCCCGCAAGAGAGTTTCAGGCCGGGGAAAATATCGGATTCAACATCCGTGCTGGCGTTCAGTATTACGATCGCCAGACAAAAAAGAAAGAATGGACAAACTACAGCGCCGTTGTATTTGCCAAGCCGGGAGCGCAAGCGGATTACTACCGTAGCGTTCTGGTTGAAGGAGGCATTGTGGAAATTACCGGAGAAAACATCAGGGTTGATGTTTATCAGGGGCAAAATGGTCAATCAATCACTCTTGAATTACTGAATGCAAAGATTGGATTTGCAGCTTCAGGAAATGGCCAGCAGCAAAGTAGCAATCATCAAAATCATCCTGAATACGACGATTCAATTCCCTTCTAGATTAGCAAAATAAGGCTCCCATTATGCCAGCGCCTCTGTATGGTGCGGATGACCCGCGCAACTGCTCCGGTAGCTCCAAGGCGGAGGTGCTGGAAAATATCAAAAACATTTTCGACACGTTTATTGATCTGCCACCAGAAACAAAAGCAGAACGGATGTACCGACGCGATATACAACTCGCGTTAAAAGATGAGAAGGACCGAACAAACGAAACAGCAATGAGACCGTTGCGAAAAGCGACAATAGACAAACTCCCTGAATATATCGACCCGCGCCTGCGTAATTACCGCTCACGTTATGGCGCTATCAGTAATGACTGAGGAATTAACAATGAAAACAATGAAGCTAAACATCGACCTCGGCAAATACGTTATCACCGGAACCAAACACGATCTGATTCTTAGCGAAAGAGGAATTATCAAAGAAGGTGAGAATGCAGGGAAAGAAACACTAAGCCGTATAGGTTATTACAGCAAGTTTGAGCATCTGGTTAAAGAGTTATGCAACCGTGAAATTCTGTTATCTCAAGCGCGGACGCTACAGGATATTCAGCAGCATATCGAGACTTTAGGTGTGTCACTTAGCATGGCCGTTGACCAGTTCGTTGAGAGTAAATCATGAGAGGACTTGCATACAATCCCGGCATTCTTCCGGCAGAAATGATTATTCGCCAACGCGTAAAGCAAATGCCATCGAGAGAGGAGTTGCTTAAGAGAAAGAGTTTCGGTTCTGTTAATGACAACAAATATCTGAATGCTATGTGGTGGAGTGGGAAGAAATGAAACAAATGTCACTAATTGAGATGGATGGTTTTCTGAAAGGTAAATGCATCCCATGTGATTTAAAGGTTAACGAAACAAACGCTGAATATCTGGTGCGTAAATTTGCTGAAGCGGAGGCCAAGATTTCGGCTCTGTACGAAGACCACCAGAAAGCGATTGAGTCAATTAAGCAGGCAGATGCAGCCGTTAAGTTGGCGCACGAGAAGTTTTCTGCGCTGGCGGCGGAGAATGCGATGTTGAAGCAACGGACACAGCAACTTATCGACATCATTAGTAATACTGACAATGACTACTGCATGTGTGGTTCTGCTATGAAAGACCACGTGCACAGCGGATGTGGTTATCCTACTGGCATGTTCGATTATTACTACAACCAGTGGCTGGAGTCAGATAACAAAACCCCGGCCACCGACGCTTTCCTGGCTGAAGTGAAGACTGAAGCACGCAAGGAGGGAGCTTACTTTGTGGCGAACAGAATGCTGGCTGCCTGGGAAGCTGGTTTTATTGATGATACTGCAAAGAACGCCGCGGATATTGCCAGGATGATTATTACCTCTACTGAGTTTATGGCTAATGCGCCGGAAGGCGATTTTGACCGCTCATTCTCTGATGGCGTTCTCGAAGATATCGCCGCCCAGCTTCGCAAAGGAGCCTCGCTATGAGAAAATATCCGAGAGTTGAAGGTGTCTTGTCTAAAAAGAAAAACACTTCCGCGAAATGTCGTTGCGGTGCAGTGGCTAAATATAAAACCACGGTGCAGGTAGATATTTTTCGTGGCGATGATGAGGTTTTCTGGTCATGTGCCGAACACAAAAATGACTGTGTGTTTCTGCTGGATGGCGCAGTCGAGAGCCAAGGAGCAGCCCAATGACAGCACTCAACAAACAGGCGCTGCGCCTAACAGCAGAAAAGGCAAAAGATAACTTCATGCCGAACTTTATGGTCCCCACTCGGGATGTGCTGGCGCTGCTTGATGAGCTGGAAGCCAAAGACTCAAGCATCTCTACTCAGCAGCATGAAATACGTACACTTCTTAATGCTCTAGAGCAAGCAACGGAGAAGCGAAACTATGACATTCCTGGTCAGAAACGACTGATTGGGTGGCGGGCATCAGACTACACCGACGAGACATCTGACCCTGAGTTAGCTAAAAACTGGGCCGCTGCAATTGGTGTACTGCCTATTTTTGAAGGTGATGTGAATACCAAGCTTAGCGCCGCTGGCATCAAGGGGGAGTAGGGATATGGCTGAATTTACGAAAGAGCAGTTGATTGAGAAGCTTGAGCGCCGTCTTGCGGTAACAACCCATTACCCTGATTTTGAAGAAGCGCAACTCGATGCGCAAATCTTCAAAATCGCACTGGAAGCGCTGACGGCTGGCATGGAGCAGGAGCCGGTGGCGTGGCTGCTGTCAGGCGGCGGCGCAAAAAACAACGTCAGCTTCGATAGTGGCAATGCTTATGCCGACCCGCTGCGAGAAGTAACGCCGCTTTACACCGCCCCGCCAGCGCCGGTATCTGTGCCCGCTGCGATGGAAATTGATGATGACTTTGACAGCGCGTTTGAACACGGAAAAGCTGTCGGCTGGAACGCCTATCGCGCCGCCATGCTTCAGGCCGAACCTGTAAGTAATAGTGATGAGTTACCGCTGGACTATCTGCAAGGACACAAAGACGGCCTGGAGTGGGCTGCACAATTGGCAGAAGCCAATCATCCGCAAACAGGTGACTGGTTGTACGACGACCCAATCGATCTTGCCAGGGCGATTCGCAAAGGTCCGGATATGCCTACTGTTCAGGGTGGCAACTCTCCGGTGATTCCAGATGGTTGGGTGATGGTGCCGGTTGAGCCTACGATAGCCATTCTAGACGAATTCGATTCGATTATTGATTACGGCGCTGAGGATTCTAAGGATGCGTGGAGTCGTCTTCTGGCAGCCGCTTGGATTAAATCGCTGCCAGCAGCGCCGCGGCAGGAGGTTAACCGTGGCTAACCTGCAACTTGCCGTCAAAGGTGAATAACAGTCCTCGCACTCGCGGGGATTTCTTTTATCTGAACTCGCTACGGCGAGTTTTGTTTTATGGAGATGATAAATGCACTTCCGAGTCACAGGTGAATGGAATGGAGAACCATTCAACAGAGTTATCGAAGCCGAGAACATCAGCGACTGCTATGACCACTGGATGCTGTGGGCGCAGATAGCACATGCAGACGTAACCAATATTCGAATTGAAGAACTGAAAGAACACCAAGCCGCCTGATGGCGGTTTTTTCTTGCGTGTAATTGCGGAGACTTTGCGATGTACTTGACACTTCAGGAGTGGAACGCACGCCAGCGACGTCCAAGAAGCCTTGAAACAGTTCGTCGATGGGTTCGGGAATGCAGGATATTCCCACCTCCGGTTAAGGATGGAAGAGAGTATCTGTTCCACGAATCAGCGGTAAAGGTTGACTTAAATCGACCAGTAACAGGTAGCCTTTTGAAGAGGATCAGAAATGGGAAGAAGGCGAAGTCATGAGCGCCGGGATTTACCCCCTAACCTTTATATAAGAAACAATGGATATTACTGCTACAGGGACCCAAGGACGGGTAAAGAGTTTGGATTAGGCAGAGACAGGCGAATCGCAATCACTGAAGCTATACAGGCCAACATTGAGTTATTTTCAGGACACAAACACAAGCCTCTGACAGCGAGAATCAACAGTGATAATTCCGTTACGTTACATTCATGGCTTGATCGCTACGAAAAAATCCTGGCCAGCAGAGGAATCAAGCAGAAGACACTCATAAATTACATGAGCAAAATTAAAGCAATAAGGAGGGGTCTGCCTGATGCTCCACTTGAAGACATCACCACAAAAGAAATTGCGGCAATGCTCAATGGATACATAGACGAGGGCAAGGCGGCGTCAGCCAAGTTAATCAGATCAACACTGAGCGATGCATTCCGAGAGGCAATAGCTGAAGGCCATATAACAACAAACCCTGTCGCTGCCACTCGCGCAGCAAAATCAGAGGTAAGGAGATCAAGACTTACGGCTGACGAATACCTGAAAATTTATCAAGCAGCAGAATCATCACCATGTTGGCTCAGACTTGCAATGGAACTGGCTGTTGTTACCGGGCAACGAGTTGGTGATTTATGCGAAATGAAGTGGTCTGATATCGTAGATGGATATCTTTATGTCGAGCAAAGCAAAACAGGCGTAAAAATTGCCATCCCAACAGCATTGCATGTTGATGCTCTCGGAATATCAATGAAGGAAACACTTGATAAATGCAAAGAGATTCTTGGCGGAGAAACCATAATTGCATCTACTCGTCGCGAACCGCTTTCATCCGGCACAGTATCAAGGTATTTTATGCGCGCACGAAAAGCATCAGGTCTTTCCTTCGAAGGGGATCCGCCTACCTTTCACGAGTTGCGCAGTTTGTCTGCAAGACTCTATGAGAAGCAGATAAGCGATAAGTTTGCTCAACATCTTCTCGGGCATAAGTCGGACACCATGGCATCACAGTATCGTGATGACAGAGGCAGGGAGTGGGACAAAATTGAAATCAAATAATGATTTTATTTTGACTGATAGTGACCTGTTCGTTGCAACAAATTGATAAGCAATGCTTTTTTATAATGCCAACTTAGTATAAAAAAGCAGGCTTCAACGGATTCATTTTTCTATTTCATAGCCCGGAGCAACCTGTGAACACATTTTCAGTTTCCCGTCTGGCGCTGGCATTGGCTTTTGGCGTGACGCTGACCGCCTGTAGCTCAACCCCGCCCGATCAACGTCCTTCTGATCAAACCGCGCCTGGTACCTCTTCTCGCCCGATTCTGTCGGCAAAAGAAGCGCAGAATTTCGATGCTCAACACTATTTTGCATCCCTGACACCAGGTGCTGCAGCGTGGAATCCTTCCCCGATTACCCTGCCTGCGCAACCTGACTTTGTTGTCGGCCCGGCGGGCACTCAAGGTGTAACGCATACCACGATTCAGGCGGCGGTAGATGCGGCAATTATCAAGCGTACCAACAAGCGCCAGTATATTGCCGTGATGCCTGGTGAGTATCAGGGAACGGTATATGTCCCTGCCGCTCCGGGTGGAATTACTCTGTACGGTACAGGTGAAAAACCGATTGATGTGAAGATTGGGCTTTCCCTTGATGGTGGCATGAGCCCTGCCGACTGGCGTCACGACGTCAACCCGCGCGGCAAATATATGCCAGGTAAACCAGCGTGGTATATGTACGATAGCTGCCAGAGCAAACGCAGCGACAGTATCGGTGTTCTCTGCTCTGCGGTCTTCTGGTCACAAAACAATGGCCTGCAACTGCAAAATCTGACCATCGAAAACACGCTGGGCGATAGCGTAGATGCAGGTAACCATCCGGCGGTGGCACTGCGTACTGATGGTGACCAGGTACAGATTAACAACGTTAACATTCTCGGTCGTCAGAACACCTTCTTTGTCACCAACAGCGGTGTGCAGAACCGTCTGGAAACGAATCGTCAGCCGCGTACGCTGGTGACCAACAGCTACATTGAAGGGGATGTGGATATCGTTTCTGGTCGCGGCGCAGTGGTGTTCGATAACACCGAATTCCGCGTGGTGAACTCACGTACTCAGCAAGAAGCGTATGTGTTTGCACCGGCTACGCTGTCCAACATTTACTACGGTTTCCTCGCCGTAAACAGCCGTTTCAATGCTTTCGGTGATGGTGTGGCGCAACTGGGCCGCTCGCTGGATGTTGATGCCAATACCAACGGTCAGGTGGTGATCCGTGATAGCGCCATCAACGAAGGTTTTAACACGGCTAAACCGTGGGCCGATGCGGTGATCTCTAATCGTCCGTTTGCGGGTAATACCGGCAGCGTAGATGATAACGACGAAATACAGCGCAATCTGAATGACACTAACTACAACCGCATGTGGGAATACAATAACCGCGGCGTGGGTAGTAAAGTGGTTGCAGAGGCGAAGAAGTAA